CATGAAGTCCATGAACCGCACGTTGGGCAGGATGAATTCGCCACGCGCCCATGGATACGCCTCACCTTCCATGTAAGCACGTGCCGCGCTCTCTACTGCACGTATGGGTGACACCAAATGTTTCGGGTACAGCTGCTTGCGGTACTCACCGGCATGACGTGCGTTGTTGGCGCGCTCTGCGGCATTGGTACCTTTGGCGTCGACTTTAGTCATCTGTGGCTTCTTGACCACAAGTGACACTAAAAGAGCATTTTCTTTCAAGCTCATGATGTTTCTCCTTATTCCCATGGGAATTGTTAGTAAGTAAGTAGGCGGAGTCTCCCCAGCCATGTGACCATTATCTCAGTCACGAGTTGTTGAGTCCAATGAAGCACGGACGTTGGCGACGAGTTTGGGCAGATCCTCCAACTGAAACTCGTCAAGGTGTGGGTATTCAATCTCCAGTATGCTCACGACCTCGTGCGGGTAATACCTACCCCGCAACAAAGTCTCTGCTCGCTCTAGAATCTTGTAGTTCACGCGTCAAGCTCCTGAAATACTTTGAGCATGCGCTTATGCTCGCTACGCGGCTGACTCAAGATCATGTCGTAATACGCCTCGTCGATGTGGGTTTGCTCGACCGCTTTGACCCAGTTCTTCATTTCCGAGGTGATGCTGTTGCCGTATTCGAAGTTAACTTTCTGCTCTGCATACATCTCTTCGAGATCCAGCGTCATGTTGCGCCGTGCCAGTTGTGCAAACTGCCGCGCCTGTTCGACCCAACGTGTCACCGTGCGATGACGTGTGTTTCGCTTGACCGACCGTGCCAATGCTTTGTGCCACGAGTGCATCGACGTTTCCATCTGCATCGATATCTGCGACGCGTAACGGTTGCGAGTGTCAAAGCTGTCAGAGTACTCGCCCAGATCAAACCTATATATAGGTAGCGTCACCAACTTGTGGTCAGTGAAGCCGATATCAGCCGTGTACCGATAGCGCGAAGCGTGGCCGACTGCGGTCATGTAGTTATCCATGTGTCTACGTGTTGTCGGTGACGCAATGTTGATGTTGTACCAAATCTCAAACTTGCGAGCCTTGAAGTTGTAGACCAACTCGACCATCGTCGCTTCGTACGATTTGCCCTTGAGTATGGTTGCACTATGCGGCGTCGCCCGTGGGTAGGCAGATCGATCGTATGACCCATCTTCCGACCGCTTGTACCAGTTGATCCATTCGAGATAGACCTCGTAACTCAACGCATCACTGCGCTTGATGACCAACGGTGGACGGGACGTGCCACCAACAAACGAACCCGGTGTGTGGGTCTTGCGAGAGTAGACTAGCTCCAGCTTGTGGAAGTCTTCCCACAGCACACCTTGTGTCACTAGACCGTGCAGCGTCTTGCGAAACGATTGAAAGAACTCCGCGTTGGATTGCGGACGTGTAATAAACGTCTTTGGTTTTTTCTCTGGCATGGTATGCCTCCTAGTTAGTTAGTTATTCCCATGGGAATAGTCAGTTAGTAAGTGAGCTGGGGGCAGGCGGGAACAGCAACGAAAACCCACCTGACGGTATTCCCCCAACTCGTACCTATTATCTCAAGGACAAGATCTTAAGTCGAATGAAGCTAAGTCATTGATTTATAAGGATTAGATGAAACGTGGATTTTGTAAGTCATTGATTAGTAAAGGATTAGTTTTTCAGTAGATCTGTAAGTCATTGATTTTCCTAGCTTTAGACGTTTAGACGAGATCTGAGAGAGATTGCAGGTTTGAGTGCGAAGAGAACGAAGACGGCCGCGCGGCTTGAAACGGCCAGAAATTACGGATTTTGGCTCTCTATAATCTAATCTAAAATCTATTTAACTATTTTACTTACTTACTGCCTGTCTATGCCTCGCAAGTACTTGATTCATAAGGCTTTTTATTACGTCACTGTCATGATATCCACGCATTCTTAGATTGGCACTTTGTCATTTCATCTAATCCTTTAAAATCAATAACTTAGCCGTCTAAAAATCGCTGACTGTTATGACAGCCACGCGCTTATTTCATCGCAAACTGCAAGCTTATTCCCATGGGAATAGCGTTGCTTATTCATTCATTCGCGGCTCATGATAGTAATCGTGATAGTAGGCAGGCGCGGCCGCGCGCAGCTCATCCGAAGAAGTGATAGTAGTAACGTGGAGCCAAAAAAATGGGGGCTTGCGCCCCCGTGTGGTTACTTGCGCTTGCGCGTGATGTTGAAACCGGCTTCCGCCAGCTTGGCCTTGAACTCTGCGAAGAATGCCGCATCGTCGAGGCCTTGCACGACCGTGTTGATCACTGCGCCGCGTTGCTCCGCGCTAGTGTCCAGCTTGGCGGGTGACAATCGCGAGGCCTGCTCTGCCGCCTCGGACTTGGCCTTGCGGCCTGCGCCTTCGCGTCGACCCATACCGTTATCATCGCGCACCGCCTTCGCGGCCGCCTTCATTGCATGCTTAGGCATGTCGACGGCCTCCGCCGCCGTGGTCTGGATTTCCTCGCCGCGCACCTCGATAGATACTGGCGATTCAGCGCAGGCCAACAATGTGAGCGCATCTCTGAAGTTAGATCGCACGTTAGCGTCGCCGTCGATCTGCTCCGCGTAGCATAGAACCACTACATCAATGCGAGACTTCAGGGGAAGCTTAACGTCCAGCTGTCGCGCCGCCGCCTTCGCGGCCGCCTTGCAGGATGTGAGCATTGTGGCGCTAGCTTTGCGCGCCTTGGTGATGTGTTGCACGACTTCCGCGATGGGCTTAATCGTGGTCTGGGGTACTGCTGTTTTTTCGATAGGCATAATGGCCTCCAGTTAGTTAGTAAGTAATTCCCGTGGGAATAAGCCGGAACCGTTCCGACATGTGAATAGTCTCATCTTCTGGCTGTTATGTCTACCATTTATTCATTCATCCATCCAAAACACATGATAGTAGCCCGCTTTGTACTCGATACCACCCAACTACTATCACCGATACGCAGAAACAAAAAAGGGGCCTTGCGGCCCCGTCCGGTAAAGCGCCCGAAGGCGCAGGTGAAGTTACTCTTCGCCGCGCAACTGCGTGGCCTCGGCTCGGTGGTAGTTCGACCGATCGAATGCGATCTCAGCGCGGGCGGCGGAATGCTCAGCCTCGGCCTCGTGTTCACGCGCTCGCAGTTCAGACAGCGCCGCCGCTTGGAACGTGAACTCTCGGGCTTGCTCGGCCGCGCCCGCCCAGTACTCCGCACGTGACACCCAGTATGACGCCCATGCGCGCTCCGACTTCGCGTGGAGATCTTGCTCTTCAGCGCCTTCTGCCTCTAGCGCTTTGTCCCAATAGTTACGAGCCGCCTGACGCGCATACTCTTCTGCGTCGCCTGCGAGTTCAGCTTTTAGCTCGTGGAGGGTTTCGAAATTGTTCATAATGTTCACCTTAAGTAAGTTAATTAGTTTTCGTGGCGGTCTTGTTGGCCACGAATTAATCATAGCAAGGTGGGGCACGGATGCAAGGGCAGCTCATCTATTCATGTGATAGTAGTAGTACCCACCCGGCACAGGACCCCCACCCCGCCCCCTCCCCCCATACCCATATATCCGTACCGCGCATAAAATTTCCTATTTTTCATAAAATTTTTCTCCTTGTTTTTACAGTCACGTGTTTTACCCGCTTGCGGACACGTACAAATAGAAATACACTCGGCGAAAAGCAAAGGTGGTTTTATGCACAGCGGCATATATGCGGATGCGGAGCTGCGCGCTGTAGCCATGGCAGTTGCAAGAAATAATGTAGGGGCGAGACGGCCTTTGCAGGAGATTGCAGCTAGCGAAGGCATAACTAGCGCAGAATTCGACCAAATAAGCCAAAATCCCCAGTTCAAACTCTATTTAGAGGCCTATGAACGGGATTTACGCGAAAATGGCTTCTCTTTTTCGGCAAAATCAAAGGTTTTGGCCGAGGATTTGCTCCCTGACGCCTATTTTTTGGCAAAAGACAGCAATATACCCCCTGCCGTGCGGGTAAAAATGATCGAAAACCTCGTTGAGTGGGCTGAATTGAAGCCAAAGAAGGACCAAGGGCAGCTTGCAGTAGGCTCTGGCTTCAGTATCACCATAAATTTGCCCGATTCGGAGCAAAAAGAGGAAAAAATCGTCATTCAGCACGAGGAAATCGCTGATTCAGAGCCAGAAACGCCTAAATTGCTCGAAAATGCGGCTGAAATCGTCTTAGAAGAGCCAAAAACAGGCGAAAAACAGCCAAAATTGACCCTAAAAACGCTGTTTGACGAGGATGATGACTACGAATATGCAGGGGACGATATCCTTGTATGAGCGACTCAAACACCGTTTATAACCCCCCAAAATCGCTCGTTGACTTCCTAACTTGCGAGTCTTTTATCTCTTTAGTGTCTGGTCCGGTCGGATCGGGCAAATCTTCCGCTGCCGTAATGAAAATCGCCTACCATGCGAAGAAAATGCGCCCCGGAAAGGACGGAATACGACGTTCTCGTGCAGTAGTAGTGCGAAACACCAACCAGATGCTTACCGATGCCACGATTCCGACATTTACGACGTGGTTTCCCGAAGGTGTGGCTGGTGCATACGCTAGAACGGATAAAAGGTTCACGCTGAAGTTCGACGACGTGGAATGCGAAGTTTTATTCCGTGGCCTTGATGATGCTAACGACGTGCGTCGGTTACTGTCGCTTGAATGTTCATTCGGCGTATTAGATGAGTATCGTGAAATTCACCCAGATATCTTCAATGCGCTGCAAGGTCGTGTTGGCCGGTACCCGTCGGTAGCAAAAGGCGGGTGTGTTATGGATGATGGCTCTCCTAACGCCCATATATGGGGAGCGACAAACGCACCGGATACTGATACATTCTGGGAGCAATATATGTCGGAGCCGCCGGATACTGCAAAGATTTATATGCAGCCCGACGCGCTTAGTGACGATGCCGATTGGAAAGACAACCTGATTGAGGGGTACTATGAAAAGCTGGCTGAAGGCAAAACTGAAGACTGGATCGACGTATATATCAGGAACAAATTTGGCCGATCATTGGCCGGTACTCCTGTGTATGAGCGTAGTTTTGTTGCCGATTTTCATGTGGCTAGTGCTGGGCTAAAGCCGGTACCGCTACCTGATTATCCGATAATTGTAGGCATCGACTTTGGTCGAACGCCCTGCGCCATTTTTAAGCAGCGAGACCCACGCGGTCGGGTACTGACACTTTCTGAGATCACTTCAGAGAATATGGGGATCGAGACGTTTATACGTACGAAGCTCGTTCCTCACGTCGCAAATACCTACCCCGGCTTTGAGATGGTGTGTGCACCTGACCCCGCCGGTTTTATGAAGCAACAGCTCAATGAGTTGACGTTGGTCGATGCGTTGCGCAATGCGGGCTTCACTTGCGTAAAACCACCCAGTAATAAGCCGGAGTATCGTATCCAAGCGGTTGAGCGACTACTCGCTCAGCAGATGGAAGGCGAGGCGATGTACCTCGTCGATCCGGGGTGTACGATGCTGATAAAAGGCTTCAAACACGGGTACCGCTACAAAAAGAAGCGGAATGGTGAATTAGAGGACAAGCCTGACAAGAACGAGTACTCCCACATACACGACGCAAATCAGTACGCGGACAGTATATTGGACTTACAGTTTAGAGGGTCCACAGCGGCCGCTCACAGCCGCGAGGTGAAGCGTGTACGCTACGTCTATACTTGATAATAGAGTAGTTACTGATACAATCGTTTGGAGCCTCGTCTGCCGGAGTAGAACCTATGGCCACTGTTAATGGCATGGCCCTTAAGTCTGTTGCTGAATCGGAAGCAGAAGCCAAGCGCCGCAGCGATGAAATGCAAAATCGCGAGTACATCCAAGGACTCGCTGCGCACGTCCGTCGGCGCTGGGAAGTTTCCAAAGACTCACGACAAGAATTAGAAGAACGCATGATCGAGTGCGTTCGTCAGCGAAACGGGGAATATAATCCCGAGATTCTGGCTGAAATTCAAGAGCAAGGTGGCTCCGACATCTTCGTACAGCTCACGTCAGTGAAATGTCGTGCAGCAACCAGCTGGCTCCGTGACACTCTCTTAGGCACTGGCCAAGACAAGCCGTGGGCCATCGCAGCAACACCTGAACCTGACCTTCCTGAAGAAGTAATGCAGTCGCTAGAGGCGACGTTGTCTCAGCAGATCATGCAGGCGATGCAGTCGACGGGGCAGATGCCATCTGAAGAAGAGATGCGTCAGGCCGCGTTTAGTATGAAAGACCAGACCATGCACTTGGTCAAAGAGGAAGCCGAAGAACGTGTAGAGCGCATGGAGCGCCGCATGGAAGATCAGCTACTTGAAGGTGGGTGGTATCAGGCGTTTAACGAGTTTATTGATGACATCGTTACGTTCCCGTTTGCTGTAATGAAAGGGCCGATTAAGCGTCGGCGCAAAGTCATGCAGTGGCAGGACGGACAATTAGTTCCAAATATAGTGATCCGAAATGAGTGGGAGCGCGTCGACCCGTTCAATTTGTACTGGGCACCATGGGCGTGGAACCTCAACGACGGGTATGTGATCGAGCGTCACCGTATGACGCCGGACGACTTGCAGAGCCTGTTGGGTGTACCCGGCTACAATGACGACGCTATTCGCACGGTGCTAGCTGACTTCAACGGTGGCATGCTCAATGAGTGGTTGTGGCTTGACTCTGCGAAAGCAGAAGCCGAGGGCAAGTACGAGCCAGAGGCTGTCGACACCGACGACCTCGTAGACGCGCTACAGTTGTGGGATAGCATCTCTGGTAGCCTGCTCCTTGAGTGGGGTGTACCCGAGGAAGAGATTGAAGATCCGTCACTGAGCTACCCATGCGAAGTGTGGATGATCGGCGGTACTGTTATACGTGCCGTACTTAACTATGACCCGTTGGGTAGAAAGCCCTACTACCTTACTTCTTATGAGTCGAAGCCCGGCTCTGTAGATGGTAAGGGTGTAGCTGACCTGTGCCGCGACTCGCAAGCAATGGTCAACGCTACAGCGAGAGCGCTCGCTAACAACATGGGTATTTCATCTGGTCCGCAGGTGGGTGTGAACATCAGCCGGTTGCCTACAGGTGAAGACATCTCTGAGATGCACCCATGGAAAATTTGGCAGTTCCGTAGTTCGGAGTACAACGACGGTTCACCGCCGCTTTCGTTCTTCCAGCCAAACAGTAACGCGCAAGAGCTTATGGCCGTCTTTGAGAAGTTCTCAGAGCGCGCGGACGAAGATACGATGATTCCCAAGTACATGACTGGGGGCCACACGCCCGGAGCTAGCAGAACGTCATCAGGTTTGTCGATGCTTATCTCTAACGCAGGTAAGGGCATCAAGCAGGTTATCAACAACATTGATAAAAACATCATCGTTCCGGCCGTTGAGCGCTTGTACCACGACAATCTACGATACGCTGATGACCCCGACTTGGTCGGCGATCTACACATCAGTGCGCGTGGTGCCAGTAGCTTGGTTGTTAAAGAAGCGGAGGCGATCCGGCGGAACGAGTTCTTGCAACTTGTACTTAGCAGCCCAGTGGCTCAACAGATTGTGGGTATGGACGGCGCAGCAGAACTTTTGCGCGACGCGGCGCTCAATCTAAACACTAATCCTGACCGCATTGTCCCAGATCGGCAAACTGCTTCGCAGCTGCAACAACAGGCAATGGTCATACAACAACTGCAACAACAGTTGGCTGCTATGTCAGGTCAGATGGCAGGTCCCCAACAGGGTCCACAGCCAGCAGCGCCAGAAAATATATTGCCGGACGGTTCGCCGGTCGGTGGGCGCGACGGTAATTACATGTCACCAAGGCCGAATGGTTCTTGACGGACATGTTGCTGGAGCGTATATATGAGCTTGTTTATAAGATATAAGCCGGAGAAACAACAACTTATGGCGCTCGCGCGCTGTAAGTCGCCAGAGAACAAGGCTTTGGTTGAGCTGTTCGAGATGGTGCTACGGGACGTTCTAGAAGCCCTTGTAGTTGCTGACGACCAGACTACAATCAACCGACTTCAAGGCAAGGCGAGTGTCTTAAAAGAATTCCTCATTGCGGTTGAAGAATCGCAAGGGGTATTGGAGCGTCGATGACGCATTTTTTGTCCTAGCAAACCATTACGTGGAGCGCACACCGAGAGGAGCGTGAAACAGAGTTGGAGCTTAAAGGAGTTTGGAAATGGCTATACCTAAGCAGGTAGCAAAGAAAATAGAGGAAATCGAGAAACTTGAACAGCAGCTTGCCGGAGAGGCGGAGCAGGCCGTGGAAGTAGAGCAGGAGGCAGAGCCTACTGAGGAACCCGCAGCTGAACCCGTTGTCGAGGAAGCAGAGCAACAAGGAGTAGAGGCAGAATCAGTTTCTGAGCCTGAACCTGTACAGGAGACTAAGCCAAAAAATACTGATGAAGATCCTGCTGTGTGGAAACAGAAGTACAAGACCCTACAAGGTATGTATGACAAAGAGGTTCCACAACTTCATTCTGAGGTGAAGACATTGACGAAGGAGCTTGAAGCGCTCAAGGAGTCTTTGACTAAGAAAGCCGAAGAAACGCCAAAGCAGGAACAGAAGTTGGTTACTGATGAAGACGTGCAAAACTTTGGGGAAGACCTTATTGAAGTTCAGCGTAAGGTTGCCCGCGAAGTTGCGGCGGAGTTCGAAGGTAGACTCGAAGCGTTACAAGCTGAAAACCAAGAGTTGCGAGACTTAGTTGGGAGTACAGATACCCGCATCAGCGAGACTACATTCGAAGCTAGGCTACATAGACTAGTACCAGATTTCCAGCAGTTGGATTCCGATCCAAACTGGATTGCATGGCTAGACGAAGTAGACCCGGTGCTACGTGCACCGCGCCGTACCATTGCTCTTCAAGCTTACCAGTCGGGGGATGCCGAGGGTGTCGCATACTACGTTGACATGTTCAAGTCGAGCATGGTCAAGGAAGAGCCTGCCCAAGAAAAGCCCGTCGCTGAAGAACTTGAGCGTCAGATTCAACCTGTTCGAACCGCCTCGAACGCTACGCCTACTTCGCAGAAAGGAAAAACATATTCGAATGCTGAAATTCAGAAAATGTTCCAAAAAGCTGCGCAGTTAAATAGCGTGGGCAAGTTAGATCAGGCCAACAAACTTGAAGCTGAAATTGATGCTGCTTACATGCAAGGTCGTGTAGTGGCGTAATTAACCAATCTGTTTTAGGAGGCCGACATGGCTGCTGTATATCCCGTAACCGGAAGTGGGTCGTTTGATACGAACCCTTCTTACTCAGGTGCGTTTATCCCGACCCTCTGGTCAGGTAAATTGCTTGCTAAGTTCTACCAGAACACAATTCTCTCTGAGATCTGCAACACAGATTACGAGGGCGAATTGCAAAACCAAGGCGATACCGTGCGTATCCGTACTGCGCCTTCAATCACCATCTCTGACTACACTGTTGGTCAGACACTGAGCTATGAAGTACCAACCCCGATCTTCCAAGACATGCAGATCAACAAGGGTAAGTACTTCGGCGTTCAGGTGAACGACGTTCTTGCTTATCAGTCTGACATGGACTTGATGAACATGTTCACAGAAGATGCAGCTAAGCAGCTCAAGATCGCGATCGAGAACGAAGTATTCTTCAACTCTTTCGTAACTGAAGGTCCTGACTCTGCTAACGAAGGTGGCACAGCTGGAGAAATCTCAGCTGCGTACAACCTTGGTACTGACACCGCTCCTATTGATGAGTCTACTCCTGACAATGTCCTTGACGCGATTCTTCGCATGGCTTCTGTTCTCGACGAGCAGAACGTCCCAGAAGATGGCCGTTGGTTGGTCATGTCACCTTTCGAGCGTCACCTGCTTATGCAGTCAGACGTTGCTCAAGCCAACTTCATGGGTGATGCGTCAAGCACTATCCGTACTGGCAAGATCGGCACGTTGGATCGTTTCTCTGTATACGTATCTAACCTGCTTCCAAAAGGTGCAGCTGCTAAGGCGCTGGTTGCTGGTCTCTCCGCTACTTCTGGTGGTGCGACTCTCACAAACGCTAAGGCGCGTCGTACAATGATCGCTGGTACTAACCACGCGACTTCATTCGCTATGACCATCAACAAGACTGAGCCTCTCCGTAACCAGACTGACTTCGGCGACATCGTCCGTGGTCTGGCTGTCTACGGCCGGAAAGTTATCAAGCCAGAGGCGCTCGTTGTTGCGCAAGTTGGCTCAGCATCTTAATCCGGTGTTATAGTCAGAGGGACTCTTCGGAGTCCCTTTTTTATTTGGAGACTACTAATGGACGTAAATAGCTTTATCAAAGAACATGGTGGAGAAATCTTAGCCAACAAACTGCGTATTCATCACGGCGGTAAGGTAGTGATAGTAGCGCGATTAGAAGGCGAAGGGTGGGCACCCACCGAAGAAGGTGCCAAGCTTGAGCATGAGTTGAATATGCGCAAGGAAGCTGAAAAACCAGCTCCCAAGACCGCACCTAAAACTCGCAAAAAGCAAGGGTAGCTGATAGAATTCAGTGACAAAAAGACCGTCTGGGCGCTGTCATGATCAGTATTGATAAGTTTTACTCTAGAGTGATGCCTTATGTCCAAGGCTGTCCAGAGCCAACTGCGTCTCAGGCAATCCTAGATGCCGCTATAGAGTTTTGCGATAGCACTAATGTTATGCGCCAGACTCTAGACCCTTTTCTGACCTCTAAAGACGTTAACAATTATGACATCGATATGCCGAATCGGCAGCTTCGCGTGTCTAAAATCTTAGCTGTTTGCTTAGACGATGAAAAGCTTAGCGGCGTTTTCGAGCAAGATTCTTATTACCTACCTAACCGGGAAGGTAAGCCAACTGCGTACTATACCCGCAGAGTGGACGAAGCGCTTACGCTTCGTTTTAATGTGTTTCCAGATGACCGTTACTCAGTAGAAATATCAGCTGCTCTAGCGCCTACGCGCTCAGCTACGTCTATTGAGACTGATCTGTATGACTACTGGGGAGACGCGATCGTTATGGAAGCGATTGCTAAACTTGCAAGTATGCCCCAAACCGTATTTTTTAATCCTGCTTTGGCTGTCGAGATGGCCAGTAAGGCCCGTGAACAGCGCCACGTTGCCAGAATCGAATCGCACCAAGGCAAAGTTCGCGGAGGAACCCGCGTTAGACTTCGACCTTTAGTGAGGTAAGAAATGGCTATATCAGCACAATCTATTGTTCACCGCGTAGTTGATATCCTCCAAGATACAACATCCGTACGCTGGCCGGTGTCAGAACTTGTTCGTTATTTGAACGATGGCCAAAGGGAAGTAGTGCTATATCGCCCTGACGCCACAATTAAGAGCGCTACGGTTGAATGCGTTGCTGGGGCTAAGCAGACCCTACCCAACGACGGCGCTAAGCTCATTGACGTGATCCGTAACTCTGCGTCTGCTGGCACAAACAAAGCAGTCCGTATGGTGGCACGTGAGGTATTAGACGCTCAGATCCCTAACTGGTATGGCTTGTCTGGTGAACTAGATGTCGTGCACTTTACCTACGACCCTAGAGACCCTAAGACGTTTTTTGTCTACCCACCAGCGTTGACTACTACACGTGTTGATATTACGTACTCAGCGTTCCCAACAGACGTATCTGAGCCAGCGGCAGGTTCTACCTATGACGATGTAAGTGGCAACCTCGATCTGCCAGATATCTACGGAAACGTCGTTACCGACTACATCTTGTACCGTGCTTATAGCAAAGACAGTGAGTATGCAGGCAACGCCCAGCGCGCGCAGGCACACTATGGCGCTTTTGCTAACGCATTGAACATTGAGGTACAAGGGACGACAGGTGTAGCGCCGACAAAGTAATTTAACGCCAAAGCACTTAGAAGGGAGCTAAAATGGCATATTCAGACACTCTCAATCTAGTCACAGGCGATACGTTACCAGAGCTGACTTTTACTCTGAAGGACAGCAACACGGCGGCTGCCGGGACTACATTGGACGAAGACAATGACGCCACGTGGGCACCCATAAATCTCACGGGTGCTTCTGTGCGTTTCCGTATACGCGAGCTAGGCAGCACTACTGTAAAAAGCACTCTTACTTGCACGGTTACTGATGCTACAGGCGGCAAAGTAGCTACAGACTTCCCAGAGGGTACACTGGATACAGCAGGTACCTTCGAGGGTGAGTTAGAAATCACGTTCTCTGACGGCGGCAAGCAGACAGTCAATGACTTGATCAAGCTTAAGGTGAGGAGTGACTTCGACTAATGGCGTTTCGGCTGTTTGTTCACGCGCGCAAGATACGGGCGTCTGTCGAATACAACAGCCCGAAAGTCGTTGCGCCCGCATTTCAAAAGGCATCGGTTAGCGTATCAAGGCCCACCTTTGACGCGGCTGTTGGTTTTGCTGAGCTGCAAGCCATGGTTGCTCGGCGCAATCTTATTTCAAGCATTTATTTTCGTTCGGCTAATGCAACTAACCTTGTACTAGATCCTGACACACTCAACCGCTATTTCCGTGGTAACGACCCAGTTATTATCGGGGAGCAAACTACGCTAGATGTCGCTAAGGTGCTGGCGGATGAGCCTACTCTTGAAGAAGTAACGACGTTCGATGTCGGTAAGGTGCTGGCAGATACAGCAGCAGTTACTGAAGACATAGCTGTATTACTGATTTATAACCGTCAATTTGAGGACAGCTTTGGCTTTTCTGACGCACAAACTTTGTTGGTAGGCAAAGGTGTGTCGG